ACAATTTGTTTAAATATATCATATGCCAGAACAGATTTTGTTTTTATTGGTAATCCTAAATTATCTTTAAGAGAATTCACATAGGATGATTCAAGTTTAGCATTCCAACCATCTTTCATAATTGCGTGAATACTTGAAATCCATCTCTTATCATTATAAACATATTGAGTAGGAGCATGTCTTTGAGCGTTAGCAGCAATTAATATTATAATACGCATTAATTCTATTAAATATTCAGCAGGAAAGTGGTCAAAAATACGTATTTCCATACCAAAAGGTGGTTTCATTGGAGCACCATCAGCACGCCCTCCTTTATTACAATCATTAGGATTATATAATAATTTACATTTTTCTATATCACTTTCAATACCAAATGTACGAAAATCACCTGTTTGAACGGTTTTTGATTTTTTATATTGGACAGGTGCTTTTTTAATACAATCATTTAGTTTTTTAGAACCAGTAAAATTTAAACCTTTACGCCATGTTTTCTTTATATTACTACCTCTATCTAAACCTTTTGAACCGATAACTCTTATATCACTACCTGCGAAATTCCCCCAACCGCTTTTCATAACACGAAAACTACCTTCAGGTTCATTTTTTTTACCAACACCAGATTGTGCTGGACTAAAAAATGCTGTCATCATTAAAGGTTCTATCCATTGTAATTGTTGTGCTGTATATTTATGCATGTTTACAAAATCTTTAGTGCTAATATTATTATAATGAGGTAAAGTTAGTGTCATATGATAACTTCCAAGGTAATCTTCTACTTTATGTTCTGTAAATTTATAGTCTTTTGAATAAATAGTTGGATGTTCAGGAACAAGTAATTTACTATGAGAACCACAAGTATGGCTTGTTATTGGACCATATTTAGCAACTTTTTGTTTAGTATGTGGATTTTTCATATGTATATCAATATATTTTTTTTCTAATTTAAGAATTTCATTGGCAATACTATCAATAGAACGATTACTAAAATTTGTTGATATAAGTTCTGGCATTAATACTTTTGCTCTTTCTAAAATTTTGGTGCTTCTACCTTTTTTTTCACAGTCTTTAAATTGACGCCCTGTTAATTCCCAATCCATATTTAATAAATAAAGACGTTCTTCTTCAGTAAGATTTATATTTTTATATTTTTTAGCGTCTTTACTAAAATCATCACATTTTCCAAACATACTTTCTCTTATTTTACAACATGAACCACTTTCATCTTTTTCATTAGTTAAAAAACAAGCTGATTCTTGAGAATCAAAAATTATATTTGTATTTTTCATACCACTTGGTGATTTATGAAAAAGTTGCATTTCGTGTTCTATACCAAGACCCCAATAAGGTGTTCTGTCTGAAACATTAATATCGTGAAAAGCTCCATAACGTAAATTACATAATGTTTTTTTCATACTATCTAATTTAATATTTTTTTGTTCTTCATCAGTCATATTTTCTAATTTAGTTTCAGCAATTCTTTCAATTATTTTTTTTTGTTTCTCAATATCAATATTTACAACTTTTTTCTTTTTTTTATCATTATAAGAACCTGTTAAGTCACCACTTAATAAACTTATATCTACTTTCTTTTTTTTCTTACCATCATCTTCATAAATATTTATAGATTTCTTCTTTTTCTTTTTATCACCATCAGTCATATGAGTATTAGAATAAATATTTATATGTTTTTTCTTTTTCTTTTTATCACCATAATTATAAATATCATTATTATTATTAAAATTAGTTGTTTGATGTTTTGTTTGATTTTTTGTTTTCTTTGTATGTATTGTTTTTTTTACATTTTTAGAACTACTTTTTCTTTTAGTAATTCTCTTTTGTGTTGTTTGTCTCTTTTGTATATTACTTTTTAAAAGTGGAGATTTAGATGGAACAATACCCATATTTATATTATATTATAAAATATAGTTATTTATATAGTTATATTAATATTATAAAAGATAATAATTATAATTAATTTATAAAATAATAAAATTTATAAATTAATGAAATTAAAAATAAAGTGATTATAATAAAAAAATAAATAAAATTGAAATTATATTAATAATATAAAAATATATTATTAATATAATTTCAATTTTATTTATTTTATCTTGTAAAATGATTTGTAATACTATAGATAAATGTATTGAATACTTATTTAAATACGGTGAAAGTGAAACTTTAAAAACTAAAAATCCTGATATATTTAAAATATTAGTATTTCATTTACATATTGGTTCTAAAACTTCAACTCAGGTTCATTTACCAAAAGATTTACCTTATACTCATAATCATGAATATACAAAATTATTAAATACATTATTTAATAATCCAGAGGAGCAATTTAGTCCTGAATTTATTAGTTCATTATCCAATTTTTCAGGTAAAGATATTCATATTCATAATATAGTTATTTTATTTGACCCACAATATGAACATTCACCAGAGCTTGAAGGATTTAAAGATAAACAAGTAAAAGAACAAGACACACATCAAACAGATGTTCAAGTAGATGTTCAAGAAGAAGGCCAAAATGAAAAATCTATATCAGTGAAAGATATTAATTATAATGAAACAATAGTTCATCATTTAAATGATACTTTTACAATGTTAAAGTCATCGCTTGAAATTATTCAAGTATCCAGTGATGTTAAACAAGAACATATTAAAATTATTATTGATATTATAGAATATTTAAGTAATACACTGAATATACCTAATTTAATTAATATTATTGATTGTACTTCCAAAGAATTAATTGAATTTTATGCTTTATATTCTAATAAAGAGTCTAATATTCACATAACAAGACCTAATTGTTTACACGATGATAAATCTATTATAGTTAATCCAATGATTACATTAAATAATAAATACATAGACGTAGTAGATAAATTTAATTCGGTTAGATGGTTAAATTATATAGATGATTCTAATCTTATTAAGGATTTAAAAGATATTAAAGATATTTGTAAAACTTCTGAAAAATCATTTGAATTTTTGACACAAATGTATAAACATACAATTGGTATAGAACTTTTAAATTGTATTATGAAATTATGGAGTAGATTATCTTATACTAATATTCAAGATATTTATGAAGATGAAACTCAATATAAACCATTTCTTTCAATTAAATTTAATGATATTACATTAATTGAATTTATTGATTATTGGACTAAATTTGAAGCATTTAGAAAATTTATATTTTATAATTCAGATAGAGATTATCAACATCATATGATGATTTATATTAATGGTTTTGTAACCACTTATAAATATAAAACAGATGTATTTACACTTAAAGAAGCATTACAATTTGAAGCGTTTGAAATCTTTAGAACGTTAATATCTTATTGTTGCGAAGATGCTTGTTATATAATTAAAAATATAAAAAATATTGAAGATAGAGAAGGTTATAAATTACTTGAAAGAAAAAATATTATTGATTATCTTAACTTTAATGGGATTCATTTTTAATATTTAATATTTAATTTTTAATATTTAATTTTTAATATCTTTCTTGAACTGTTTTATAATCCATAGAAGCAAGTTTAAATAGTTCTTGTTCTATTTTTTTTATATAATTTAATAAATTTATTTCTCTATTTTTTATATTAATATTATCTAAAACTAAATTACTTTCCTCATCAAATTTTATTTTTTCAAAACCTTTATTGTATCTTATTTTATATAATCCATATTCATTTAATTTATATCCCTTTTTTTTAAATTTTTCTCTAATAAGCTTATTAAACATTTTACCACTACTATAATAAAGATAAGAATAAGGTAGCTCATTCATTGTAACTAATCTTATATCTATATGTCTCATTTTATTACTAATAGGACTTTTAATTAATCCCATAAATTTTTTACTACCTAATGATATACTTTCTAAATAATTTTCTTTATTATTTTCTTTATTATTTTCTTTATTATTTTCTTTATTATTTTCTTTATTATTTTCTTTATTATTTTCTTTATTATTTTCTTTATTATTTTCTTTATCTTTATTTAATTCTTTAAATTTATTTTTTATTTTATTTATAATATTTTTTAAGTCTCCAGAACCTATATTATCTTTTATGTTTTTATGTTTTACAATTAATATATCTATATCTTTAGAATAGTTTTTAGTATTCGAAGGATAGCTTCCAGATACTAACATAGTATAATTAATATTATTTACAATAGTTTTAAATATATTAGTTAATTTTGTTATTTCATCTCTGGGTATGAGCGTTTGTAAATCTTTATAATACTTTAAACCTAATGTTTGTATCTTAGTTAATTTTAGTTTATTATTATTTACTAATTGTTTCACATTACTAATTGTTCTGGTGTTATAATTATTTATAAGTTTAGTTACAAATGTATTACTAAAACCTAAAAGAGTATTTAATTTAGTGTTAGAATTATTATTATTATTATTAATAGTATTATTTTTTATTTTTTGTATATCATTTAAAATAGGTAGTGTTCCAGAGCTAATAATGGTATCTATTTTTTCTACCATACCTTTACCAATACCATCTAAATGTGCTAATTCACTACCTTTCATAATAGGTTTAATAAATTTACTAATTTGGTAAATTGCTTTTTCATAACTATTTACACGTATTTTATCATTTTTTTCTTTATAATACTCTTTTACTAAAGTTAATATATTTATAATATGTTTATTAGTATTTTTTTTTGTTTGTTTTTGTGTTTTATTCTTCTTTGTTTTATTAATAATAGTTTTTTTAATCATAGGTTTAATCATAATAATTATAAATTACTTATAAATTACTTATTATTTAGTAATATAAAAATATAAAATACAAAAATTTAATATAAAAAATAAAAATTTAAAATTAATTATTATAAACTATTTTTTTCTCTTAAAATAGCTCTATTACCTCTTGACATTCTACCTTCACCTAAATCTTTAACTCTTTCAAAATGTAAGCTTCCGTCATTTAAACTATAATTAATTTTTTTTATATTATATGTTTTTAAATATTGAATACATTGAGAACAAGGTGCAGAATTTGTAAAAGGTATATCAGAGTTTTTATTATTATTAATTCTAATAACAGTAATACATTCTTTATTTAATTTTCTACGAATATCAGAATCTTTATAACCTTTTCTTCTATATAAAGATATATATTTATTTATTATATTTACTTCAGCATGCATAGTGTAAGACAGCTTTCCGTTCTGATTCACATTCACGAAAATAGCGATTTGAGGCTGATAAACCTCCAATTTCAGCTGCGTGCTTTGCACATTCTACGGAACTACGTTCACCAGTTTTTAACAAACACATTTTTAATTTAAAACTATAATTTAAAATTAATTATATATATAATATCATTAACTATTTAAATTCAATTTTTATTATTTAATTATTAAAAATAAATGAACAAATAAAATTGAAATTATTTAATAATGAAATAATGCAAATCTTAAAAAAATAAGTATTATATCATATATCATATATCATATATCATATATCATATATCATATATCATATATCATTAATAATGTTAGAATACTATAAAGAATCTGGATTAACACCATTACAATTTATAAATACTGTTAAACAAGATTATCC